CTCCCGCTATATCAGCAGAAGAAGATAAGTCCAACGTAGCCGCATCAAGTTCCCCAGAAAGGGTGATGTTTGTTGCCCCAGTGATTGCTCCGTCAAAAGCCACCGCCCCGTTAATATCTACGGTTGTATCTGAGGTTATAGTTAGAACACCATCAGAAGACTGATGAATGAATGTGCCTGTATCTCCAAACGTCAATTTGTTCGTTGAGTTTAGGGTTAATCCAGTGCCATCAGTATGCGTTAGAGTCGTATCGTTATCTGCTCCGAATCCTAAAACAGCAGAGTCGCTATTTAATTTCAAATCATTACTAACTAAAACTGCTGTAGAAGCATTAAGGTCTATCGTTGCTTCTCCATCAATGGTCATCACGCCATCGGATGATTGCTGGACAAAAGTTGCAGCATCTCCAAACGTGAGCTTGTTGGTGGAGTTCAGCGTCAGCCCGGTGCCATCTGTGTGGGTGAGAGTTGTGTCTCCATCGGCACCCAGTGCAATGACAGCCGAGTCAGACAATAGTTTGACATCGTCACCGAACACTGCATCCTTGGCTACGGATAGACCACCGTCTGTCTGAAGAGATCCATCGGTAGTAGATGTAGCCTCGGTTGTATCGTCTGTCTTAACGATACCAGTTGACGTAATCGCACCTGACCCTATAGTTCCTGCCGCTGTTAGGTTCGCGCCCGAGAAGGTAAGGGCTGTTGTGGTTCCTGATTTGAGGATGAGGTTGCCCCCGGTATTCGTAGCGGAACCAAAGGTCGTGCCTCCATCCTTGAAGAAGATATCTCCACCGTCAGCATCAAGGCTAAGATCCCCTGATACGTCAAAGGTCATGGATGTTTCTCCCCCAGTAGTGGAGTTAATGGTAAAAACATCAGTTATAGTTCCGTTTGTTTTAGCCACACCAAACCGGAGCTGGCCATCCTCCTGCCCATCTGTCACATCAACTGCCTCGGCTGTGATCCGGGCAAACTCTTCAATGTCTCCTGCGGAATTAGCAAGCTTGAAGGAGAGATATATCTCATCCCCATCTGCCCTGGTTGAATTAGCCCCACTGAACACCGCAACCTGATTCGCTGCGTTGTTTGTTAGATTGGTAAACGTGGCAGCAGGGGTGGTATTGCCTGTATTGTTTCTAGCATCTATTTCTTTCAGGGATATCTGGTCATTCCAGAGTATACGCCGAACAGAACTACCCTTGGTTATTTCAACATCGTATCTGCCCTCGGCAACAGCGTCGAAGTTCCATAAACCAGCTGAGTCGCTCGTATCCGTAGTGGTCCCAGAAGCCGTATCATCGGTGCCTGTATCAAGGAGCTTGACGCTAGCTCCGCTTACGGCCCTGCCTGTATCATCAAAGATGTACCCTCTAAAGTTAATTGTCATTACCCACCTCCTAGTCTGGAGTGATCCCTATAATTAAGTGCTTCTCGACAATAATACAGCGGATCCTTAATAAGATCATCGTCGTCGATGAATACTAGCGTGATGTTCTGTCCTGCCATACTCGCTCGTGCCAGAACATCCCGTGCCTTTGTTTCTACCCCATCTGGGTACTTCTGGTAGTGATAGTATACTCCCTGCACATTAACACCAAGATCTGGGGGGTTCGTGAACAGGAAGTCGATGACAAACCCACCCTTGTCCAATCTCCCCCCTAAAAGGGGAGACTGGTATATAAAGTCCTGGCCGGGGGTTTTGCCGAGCTGTATAAACGCCTGATACGCAAGATACTCAGGACCTGAACCTTCCCATCCCTGTGGAACCTGTATTTGTGACTGTGTTACCATATCATCCTTCTAGGATCATACTCCAAGCAACCTTGTCATTGTTCGTGGCTACATCCACATAGAACACATTGGCTGGGACTGAACCACCGAACTCCCCAAAGTTCATTGTCTTGGTGTTTCCTGCACTCAATTCAAAGCCATTGCTCGCAGAGACATCTGACTCTCCCACATAGGCCAAGCCAGAGTTCCCAGCCAGTGCCTTGAACTCCACGTACTTCACCCTATTGGTGACGTTGTTGACCTGTACCGCAGTACCTGCCGTTCCGACATTTGTTATTCCTGAATCCACTCTCATTTCCTTCTCCTATGGTTCTACTACCTGAATCGTGGTTGAGCCACGTTCATCATGCCCTGTAAATTCCATTCCTTGTGCCCCTATCACATCAACATAATAGTTCCGAGTCCCTCCGCTATCATCCCTAAAGGTAAATTCTACTAGCGTTGTGCTCTCTATTGCTGAGATAAGATTGGAGCGCAAATCCTTTGGCACGTTTCCTTTGTACTCATTGGTCAGATCCACATCGACCGTATGCCCCCACTTGGGAGTAATTTTCTTCCTGTACTCAAGAGTCAGCGATACCACATCTGGTGTCTCAAACTTCTCTAATCCCGTAGATGTAGCGGTTGAGCGGTCAAGTGTTAGTTTGAATTTGATAGATCTGAAGGCTACCCCAGCACTGCTCCCAAAGGTGTAGGTATATGTGCCGGATGATGCCCCCATCTCTGTTGAGTCCAGCGTCCCGACTGCCGTTGTGTAGCTTTCTGCATAGTCTGTCGCGTATTCAACCTTGACCTTCTCGGTGCTAGTAAGATCTTGAGCCTCGATGCGTAAGTTGAGTGCCAGTTTGTCAACTTCACTCTGCCCCGCATTGAACCACGGAGTCTCATGGACACCCTGCAATGCGTAGGCAAACTCACTTACTTCTGATGGGTTGATAATGTCTTTGGGCATGTCCATGAAATGCACAATGTCATTATGTCCCCACCACATCCTGTATTTGCTATATGCGTCTGATACGTGGATGGAATCAAACCCCTTGCCTGACGTAGCTGACTGCCACTTAACCTCCCAACCCATATCGTTATACCCAACAATAAGGCTATATCCGCTGTCCCCCGCAAGTACTGGAGAACCCTGGTGGCTTATCCACTGATAGGGCAACGATGTAGATGCGATAGTGCTAGGGGCTGTCCGGGCATCAATGCCTACAAGCAACTCATTGTGGGAAGCGGCCATATCCCGAATGGAACCGCGTCTATCTGACGGCAATCCATCATCCCTGTCTGGCCCCATAATAGTGATGACAGCGGCATTGTTTCCGTTGATGTATTTGTAGATACCATTACCGCTTGGGATATATACCGAGTCACGCCATGTCAATGTCCCCTTGCCATTGTCGGGATGCACAGGGAAGTCCATCTGGGTGCTTTCCCATCTAGCGTTGTCAGCATTATGTGCGAATAATCCTCGTGTGGTGGCTGCGTAGATGATGGGAATACCCAGAGCATTACGAGCTACGAATAACGCTGTCACGGAACCGTCAGGCAGGGGAAGGACGGCATCATTTACATCTGTACCTATTGTCGTGGCATACCATAGCTGTCCAGCATGGCTGATGCCCCAGAGCCGTTCGTCCCAAGCGGTCACGAACTTTGTGTCTGTTGCGTCCGTTGTCCAGCTTGAGCCATTTGATGAGTAGGTATACCCGCTTCCATTGCCGTCATAGTGAGCAAAGACCAAATAGGTTGTTCCCAATGCGTCTGTAAACACCACGCTGTCTGTTACCTGGTCTGTCATGCTCCCTGTACTCAGGGCAGAACCCCATGTGTCACTTGTATTGTTATACTTAAAGAGCTTGGGGTTAACTGAGGATGACCCATTCCATACCGCATACACCTCATCAGCCAGGGTATTGATTGCCCCTATGGCAGTGTCTGTAAGGCCATGAGAAGGAGTTGTGGACTCTGTCACTAGCCCTGGGAGAACAAGGTGGTTCTTGTAGCGAAGCTGGCACGTTGAGTACCACGCTCGGCTAGTATCGCCAGCACCCTCCATGCGGTTGATACCTATACCACCACGCCAGTCTGACCATGCAATGATGCTAGATCGTAGCTGGGAGTCCTTGGTGGTATCCCCAATGACAACCTTCGCAGGGTAGATGCTCGCAAGGGTTGAGCGTACTGGTCTAGTGATGGGGTAGTACACGCCGTTGAGAAAAATCTCATTCGTTTCAACAACGGAGTTTGCCATTAGTCCACCGACCTGATATTAACCAACATAGGGAATGCCCTTCTTGCCCGATGAGCCTGGTCCGTCCAGAAGGCACTTATCTGCCTCTTGGCATCTGGGTCTGTGGCAGTTCCGCCAGACGCAGAAAGGAAAGCCAAGGATATTGCATTGGCGATAATGTAGTCCTCATCGATTTCCGTTGTGGTTGAATCAGATGTAAGCAACGCTGGCTTGTCGCCTCCAGTGATCTTAATCAGGGAATACCCAACGGCATCCTGACCATCACGAACAAGGATCAGATCACGGGACTCCTTGTCTATTTTCCAATTACGCCTATCCAGCATAGACCACTCAGCCGTGTCGTTTGCTACGGCTACGATATCGTCTATCCACACCGTTACGGCTCCGATGTCTGCGTCATACTCCAGACCAACGGATATGATCGCTGTGTCTGTCTCAGGGTTTGCCAGAGACATTCGCACAAACGTCCATGTATCAGCAGACAAAGCCGGGATGCTAAGTGTTTCCAGTGGGCTTGCACAGGAAGCAGTATCATCAAGTAGTAGCTTAAGGTTGCCTGCGCTTGTCGCTACAGTGCTTTTGACCCACATCTCTATGGTGTCATACCCAGAGATGTTCTTGCTTGTGATGCTGTCCGTTACAAAGTCTCCTGCGGAAGCACCATCAGCAATCACCATCTTCAGTGCCTGGGATCCCTGCTTCTTGTCCTTGGTATCAAGAGACTGCGTGAAGTCACTATC